AACGACCATAAGTATTTTGAGAATCTTCGCAATGCCAGGAGGTAAGAATGGCTATAACATCAAGAGAGGATCTCAAGGACTATGCCCTTCGTCGGCTCGGCTTTCCTGTCATCGAAATCAATGTCGATGATGCTCAGGTCGAGGATCGAATAGACGATGCATTGCAGTTCTTCTCTCAGTATCATTTCGATGGCATTGAGAAGGTCTACTTGCCTTATGTAATAACGCAGACCGACATAGACAACAAGTACATAGACACTAATAGCGTTCCCACTGGATCAACTGGTGGAGAGATAGTCTCCATCAGTAAGGTTCACATTATCGATCAGGCTATGCAAAGTGGTATGTTCAGCGTTCAGTATCAGTTGATGTTGAATGATTATTTCAATGGATTCCTCACGGGAACATCGAACCTCAACTACTATGATACGACAAAACAATATCTTTCAATGCTTCAGTTGTTCTTAAGTCCAGAGAAGAACGTGAACTTCAGTAGGGTTACTAACAAGTTAAAGTTGGAAACCGACTGGTCAACTTCTTTCACAGTTGGGGATAAGTTGATGATGGAGGCATATGTTGCTCTTAATCCTGAGACATATCCAGAGATATACAATGACATACTGCTCAAGCGATATGTCACGGCATTGATAAAGAGGCAGTGGGCTGCAAACCTGAGCAAGTTCTCCAACATTCCTCTTCCTGGCGGAATGAAGTTCGATGCTGCCACCATGTATACTGACTCCGTCACCGAACTCACTCAGATAGAGGATACTGTGCAATCCAAGTATGAACTTCCCGTTGACTTCATGGTGGGCTAAATGGCACGGAACAACTACTTCAAGGTATCCTATCGCGAATCCGATCTTCTTGACCAACTCGTAAGAGAGCAGATCAAGATTTATGGATTTGATGTCCATTATATCTTCCGTAAGTTTCAAAATCTAGACTCCTTGTTTGGAGAAGATCCAACATCAAAGTTTGAGAAGAGTTTTCAGATTGAGATGTTCGTGAGCAACTACGAGTTCTTTGAAACACTGGGAAGGGTGATCGACAAGTTTGGTATCAACCTACAGGACTCCGTTACCTTGATGGTGTCCAAGAACAGGTTCAGTGAGGAAAGTGCAAAGTATGGAACCGATCTGATTCCACAGGAAGGCGACTTGATCTATTTTCCCGAGTACGGTGGACTGTTTGAAATCAAGTTCGTGAATGCAAGAAACTCGTTCTTCTCATATGAACTTTCATGCGAACGATTCCGTTACTCGGCAGAGCAGATCGATACTCAGATAGAGGAAGTGGATGTCATCGAAAGCGAACTCATCACTCCCATCAAGTCCTATGTCCTCGCAACAAGCGGCATAACATTCTGGGAAGGCGAGACAGTTTATCAGGGAGCCACTCTAGGAAGCAGCACCTACAGCGGAGTCATCATAAACTTCGATGCTCCGACCAAGACATTGAATGTGAGATCGGAGGTAGGCACTGCATCATCTGTTGTTCCCCTCCGAGGCGCGAGTTCTGGTGCTGTCTGCTTCTATGACACCACTGAAACAACCAATCAAAATTACATTGAGTCCAAGGGCGATGATACCTCTGCAATGGAACTTGAGCGAGCAAAGAAGGATCTCATAGACTTCACTGACAAGGATCCATTCTCGGAGGGCAACTACTGATGTTCGACTATTTCTACAACGGAAGCATCAGGAAACTCGTCGTTGGATTCGGCTCGCTGTTCGATGAGATATACATCAAGCGAAAACTTCCAGATCAGGAAAAACTCATAAAGGTTCCCATATCATATGGACCGAAGGAGAAGTTCTACAGGAAGATCGTGGAACTTGATGAAGGCGGAAATAGGAATGCTGTAGAGAACATCCTGCCAAGGATGGGCTTTGAGATAACATCCATGTCATATGATGGCAACAGAAAACTAAACAGCCTTAACAAGTCCTATGTTGCAAAGGAAGCCAATCAAACCGTTTCCTATTCATACAATGAGATTCCCTATAACTTCGACTTCACTTTGAACATAATGACGCGAAATCTTGATGATGGGCATCAGATAGTCGAGCAGATACTTCCATACTTCACTCCCGACTTCACGATAACGATGAACTTCACTGAGATCGACAGGAAGGTTGATGTTCCAGTGATACTCAATAGCGTCACGGCAACGGATGACTACGAGGGAGATATGAATACAAGAAGATTGCTGACTCATACGCTTTCCTTCACCGCCAAGTCATATGTCTTCAGCAAGATCAATACCCTTGGTCTCATTCGCGAGATCAAACTTACATTCCAAGAACTTACAGGTGAGTGATGCTAACAGGTGAGAGAACACTAGACGAATTCCTTTCAGACTATAGGATCAAGACAATCACTCTTGAATCCTATGATGTGTCCGCGCAAAGGCAATACAATCAAGTGACCATATCCCTTGAGCAGCGCAGGAAGAGACCTGTTGGATATTTCACTCGCGGTCTGATTCCATACTATGCTCCCACAGATAATCTGAATTCTTTCGTCAATGGAACTACCTCGGGAGTATCGTCTGACATACTCAGGTTCCTTTCGGGCATGACACATCTCGGAAGCCTTGGCTTGCAGATGCTGTATGACTTGAATGAAGTTTCAAACTCGGAATACGGAACCATCGGCTATAGAAAAGGTTCTGTGAACATGTATGGGGGCTTCAAGCCCATGTTTGAACAGAGTTCATTATTGTCTCAGTATCCTGTGTTCTATAGCATCACTGGAGGAAATGACCCATATCCCATCTCCTCCTTCACGGGGGTTACGGAGAAAGGTTCTTCCGCTGGCTGCTACACAATGGTGAACTTCAATGGGCAACTGACGGCATTTCAGTTGATGTTCGATGCCTCTACCATTGGAATATCGAACAACAATGGTCTTCCAACAGGCACTGCTGGTAATCCGCTGAATTTTGCCTACCCATTGTTTCAAGGAATTACAACTGCAATCAAGTCTTTGTACTTCACTCCCGAAGTGCATTCCTCGTTGATCCGAAACCTATCCTTGCTCAGTACATGGGGAATGACATTCGCAGGGATCATCGCCAGGTTCAATCCTCACTATCAGTTCATCAAGTTTGCAGATGATGACTTCCTCGACACGCAGACAAACCTAATGGCTCTTTATACGGGAGCATCTGCAAATCCTGCATGGACAGTTGAACTGCTTAAGTTTGCTGGCTCGACGGCATTGAACTATAACTCGGTTGGATACAACCTTGCCAACAACTATCTGAACGCTTTCATGCGTGATATTTCCCTCTATCCTATAAAGTACAACATGACAAGGAACTCATGGAATGTTGGACATCTAGGAGTTCCATATGTCACTGAAGTTTTTGGTTGGTCTGCGCTGATACCCACTCCAGGAACAGCCATTGATGCCACAGGTCCGTATGCACCCATAGGAGACTTCTTCGTTACTCGCCTTGCAGGTCTGACATTCTATCCCGCTCCGTCTGGCTACACATACAGCAGTGGAGCATCGGGTTGGAACACATATCGTGGAGCATTAGGAGCAACTACTCCATATCATAATGATTACTTCATGCTCGGTGGAACAGGATCAGCCGCTTCGGCAACCTATGCAGCATCAAAGATACTTCCTGCAAATCTCCTGACTTACTACAACGATGGCATCTCAAAGCGCGGACCTGATGGAAGGACTATGGATTTCCTACATTCGTACTACAACGATCTCTATAGAGAGACATTGAAATACGGCGGATATCAATATGCAAATCTTTTCCCCGTAAGATTTGTTCCTCGCTCCAATCCACTGAATCCTATACAGACCACAGGTTCCTATTCAAACAGGAACACTGCTGCCCGCAGAGACTGCACCATACATCAGGACTTCGGCAACTCAGCGACTGAAAGAAGGCACAACCTCAAGGAATCGATGGCAGCAACGATACAGGCATCCACGAAGATGTGGAAGTTGATGCTTGAGAATGTTGGAAAGTACAACTACAGGATCATGTATGCCATTCAAGGAAGAAGCGAAGACCTTGACCTTACTCGCGGTGGATCGGTTCCATACTCTCCTGCCGACTTCGTTGACTATCTGATTGCGCCTCTGTTTACTGGAGATGTACCAGCAAACGGTTTCATTCTGAATGATGATGTCAATGAGCGTCTTCTCAATGACTTCTACTATGGAAATCTTGGAAGATCGGCAGCAGAATATACGGCTGTCGTGACAAACCGTGGAGTGTCTGGAGCAAGCATTCCCACCGCATTCATTCGTGGGCTTGAGACATATCTGTTTGACCTAGAGCAACTACAGCACAACATGACATTCCCTTCCTACCTTGTGGATCTAGGTCTTACTGCTGCATCGGATCATTTTGCTTCGTACACAAACACATTCAACTCTGGTCGCTTCAGCGACTATAGGGTGTTCGAATCAAATGTAGGATTGACGGGAGGAAACACCATTATTCCATATGGAATGACAGGAACCTTCAGATGGTATCTTGTTCCCCTGAGAACAGGATCGATTTTGGAAACCAATACTGATCTTAGAAGCAGATGGATTTCTGATACCAACAGCAGCATCGATGTTGCATATCGAATAATACGAGATGCTTACTTTGAACTAACAAAGCAGCAACTCGCAGCAGCATATCAATACTTTGAAGATAACGACATAACTACATTTGTGGAATATAGAAGTACAGATCAGCCGATTGGAAGGTAAATATCATGAGTAGAATGGATCAGAACCTTTCGGAGATCCTCAATATGGATCCCGAGCCGAAGCCTATTGTCGTGAGACCACCGAATGCCGTCGAGGTGAAAGTCGAGATGGAGGAGGTTGACAAGGACTTTCAGAAGGCACGGGAGAACCTCAAGGAACTTGTCAACCTTGGATTCCAAGCCATCGATGGCGTACTCAAGGTGGCAAGCGAAGGCGACTCCCCCCGAGCCTATGAAGTGGTCGCTCAGATGATCAAGGCAGTTGCGGAGACCAACAAGGATCTCGTTGAACTCCATCAGCGCATGAAGACCATCAAGGAAGACAAGTACGAGACCAAGACCACGAACAACACGACCAATGCCATCTTCCTTGGCTCGACCAAGGAGTTGCAGGAATTGATCAACCCAAAGAGAAGTTTTGCAAAGGCAATGAACGAAACCTCCGTCATAGTGGATGAATCAAAGAAGATCATGGAAAATGGCTGAACAGAATACAAAGAACTATCTCGGCAATCCAAACCTCAAGGCAACGGATGTCAAGATCAACTGGACTCAGGAGCAACTTGAGGAGTATGCCAAGTGCGCCCGCGATCCCATCTATTTCATTCAGAAGTATGTCAAGATCGTCTCTCTCGACAAAGGCTTGGTTCCTTTTGAACTTTATGACTTTCAAGAGGAGATGGTCAGGACGATTCACACGAATCGATTTGTGATCGCCAAGTTGCCCCGCCAGAGCGGCAAGTCCACCACGGTCACGGCATACATGCTGCATTACATCCTATTCAATCAGAGCGTGAATGTAGCCATCCTAGCCAACAAACTCAGCACGGCTAGGGAACTATTGTCTCGCCTCAAGTTGGCATACGAGTATCTTCCCAAGTGGTTGCAGCAGGGAGTCCTTGAGTGGAACAAGGGATCGATTCAACTTGAGAATGGTTCAAGGGTTCTGGCATCGGCAACCTCATCGTCTGCCGTCCGTGGTGGATCATACAATATGATCTTCCTTGATGAGTTTGCCTATGTTCCTCAGAATGTGGCAGAGGAGTTCTTCTCCTCAGTCTATCCCACCATCTCGTCGGGTCAGGAGACAAAGGTGTTCATCGTCTCGACTCCACACGGAATGAACCTCTACTATAAGTTGTGGACGGATGCCACCAATCAGAGAAACTCGTACATTCCAATCGATGTCCATTGGTCGGATGTTCCTGGTCGAGACGAGAAGTGGAAGCAGGAGACGATTGCAAACACCTCGGAGGAGCAGTTCCGCACTGAGTTTGAATGTGATTTCGTTGGCTCAGTCCATACCCTGATATCTCCTTCCAAGTTGAAGACTCTGGCTTATGCGGATCCTGTGTTCAAGAATGGAGAAGGGTTCAAGGTATATGCCAAGCCAGAGGAGAAGCATGTCTATGTGATCACGGTGGATGTCTCCCGTGGAACAGGACAAGACTATTCTGCATTCAGCGTGGTGGATATCTCATCCGCTCCTTACAAGTTGGTAGCCACCTTTAGGAACAATACCATGTCCCCAATGGTGTTTCCCAATGCAGTTCATGTAGCGGCAAAGCAATACAACAATGCCCATGTGCTTGTGGAGATCAATGACATGGGTGGTCAGGTGGCTGACATTCTGCATGGAGAACTTGAGTACGAATATCTTCTCTCAGCAACCATGCGTGGCAGAAAGGGTCAGGTTCTTGACGGAGGCTTTGGCTCAGGAACAAGTCAGTTCGGAGTCAGGACTACCGAAGTAGTCAAGAGAACGGGATGCTCAATCCTCAAGTCATTGGTTGAGTCTGACCGCCTGATCATACAAGATTTCGACATGATCAAGGAACTCTTTGCCTTTGTAGCCAAGAAGAACTCCTTTGAAGCCGAGGTCGGATACAACGATGACCTTGTCATGACATTGGTGCTGTTCGGATGGTTGTCCACTCAACCCTATTTCAAGGATCTATCCTCGCTTGATATTCGTAAGGACATCTATCAGGACACGATCAACAAACTTGAGGAGGAGATGACTCCATTTGGGTTTGTCGATGATGGCATCGATGACCCAATTCCAGAAAAACCAGAAATCGATGGGTCGAGTTGGTGGAGGGAGCGGGAGGAGGACAAGAACGGCTGGTATTGAGCAAATACGCAAATTCATACATATGAAGTAGATTCATCGGGAGAAACAAATGAGCAGACTACCAGTACAACTCAGCCCTGGTGTGAATTATTCGGAAATTGACATAACTACGGTTGTTCCAAATGTCGCCACGACAATCGGAGCATTTGCAGGCGTCTTTCAATGGGGACCAGCGGAAAAAGTGACCACAGTGACCTCAGAGGATAACTTGGTTACTGTCTTCGGAAAGCCTTTGAACACTGAGGAAGGCATTGACTTCCATTGTGCAGCGAACTTCCTTCAGTATGGAAGAAACCTAAAGGTTGTCCGAGTCATCGGTTCAAACGAGACCACGGCAAACAGTGCAGGAACAACTGGTCTTCAGTTCCTCAATGAGGATGACTTCTTTGCCAGAACCGATGAACTAGCCGCCCCCTTCTATGCTCGTTATCCAGGAGTTTTGGGAAATTCTCTCAAGGTAGTTCTTCTTGATGCAAATGGTCAGTCATCCCTGACTGTAGGAGCAACAGCCGCAGTCGGTGCCACGCAAATCAAGTTCACAACATCCCTTGGCGGAACCGCTGAAGAAAATGACAAACTCATTTTCCAAACCTCCAATTTCTCACAGGTATTCCTGATTGATTCTGTGCAGGGCTTGACTGCTACCATCAAGACGGTTGTTGCAAGCACGATACCAAAGGATACAACTCTTACCTACAGAAGCAAGTATGCCGATCTGTTCCCAATAACGGCAGAGACAAGCACTCAGGCTACCAATCTTGGTGGCGACAATGATGAACTCAATGTCGTTGTCGTTGATGAAGATGGTCTATTTACAGGAACCGAAGGTGTCGTTCTTGAGACATATCAGAATGTCTCCAAGGCATATGATGCAAAGAACAATGACGGTGCGCCAAACTATGTTGGTGCAGTCCTCAACAACAACTCAAACTATGTCTGGGCAGGAGATGTCGAGTCATTGTGGGGTGCTGCAAACGAGCAGCCGATCACAACTGCATTCGGAGATGTCACCACAGGATACACCGCAGCAGGAGTATCCAGATATAGTTTCAGTGGGGCATCGGCAGGAACAAACAACAGCAATCGCCTGTACATCGGCGGTTATAGCAAGTTCCTTGACAAGGAGAGTGTGGATATCTCTCTTCTCATTGCAGGACGCGCTGGTGGAGATGCTCTCGCAGAGACCAACATCAAGTTGCTTCGCGATCTGGTGAATGAGCGCAAGGACTGTGTTCTGTTCATCTCCCCCAAACTTGAGAATGTCCTCAATAAGTCACAGTTGGCTGCGACTAATGCCACCATAACCACAAGAACCAACTATGACATCAATTCTTCATATGTCGTGATGGACAGTGGTTGGAAGTACATCTATGACAAGTACAACGATAAGTTCCGTTACATTCCTTTGAATGCCGACATCGCTGGTCTGTGTGCCAGAAGTGAGTTCAATACACAGGCATGGTATTCTCCAGCGGGTCTGAACCGAGGAACGATCAAGAATGTCATCAAGTTGGCATTCAATCCCGATCAGTCTTCGCGCGATCTTCTCTATGTTGCAGGAGTCAATCCTGTGGTGACATTCAGTGGAGAAGGAACCGTTCTCTATGGCGACAAGACCATGTTGAAGAAGCCAAGTGCATTCGACCGCATCAATGTCCGTAGGCTGTTCATCACTCTTGAAAAGGCTATTTCCGCTGCGGCTAAATACTCGTTGTTCGAGTTTAATGATGAGTTTACTCGTTCTCAGTTCCGCAACCTTGTCGTTCCATATCTCAGGAGCGTTCAGTCTCAGAGAGGCATCATTGATTTCAAGGTAGTTTGCGATGAGACGAACAATACTGGTTCCGTGATAGATGCGAATCAGTTCGTGGCAGACATCTACATCAAGCCCAACAGAAGCGTGAACTTCATTCAGTTGAACTTCATTGCTACGAGAACAGACAGCACATTCACTGAGATCATCTAAGGAGATACGATGGCTAATCCCATTCCAACGCAACTCAGCCCAGGCGTAAATGTTTCAGAGATAGACCTATCGACATTCGTTGCCGAGGAATCGCCAAATGTCGGTGGAATGGCTGGAGTCTTCAATTGGGGACCATGTCTTGTTGGAACAAGAGTCACCACTGAGAGTGATCTGGCTTCGGTGTTTGGAAAACCAACGCTTGATCAGTTCGATGTCAGTACGAACATGGACTTCAATGCTGCATCAAATTTCCTTCGCTATTCCAACAATCTAAGGGTTGTTCGTGTGTTGCAGGATGGCGACTACAATGCAGTCTCGACTGATCCTGGCATAACATGGATCAACAGCGTGACATACACAACCATCAAGAACGAGGATGAGTTCCGCGATCTAGGTGGATTCTCGGGCAATGCTGGCATCGAACCAACATCGCACTTCAAGGCAAGGTATCCAGGCAACTTTGGAAATGCCCTTGGAGTAGTTGTGTTCGATGGAACCACAGCAGAAACAATAACCGTGGGTGCAGGAGCGGGATACAGAGACTATACTCTATCTGGTGGCTATTCCAATGTGGCTACCTTGTCAGGAATCAGTTATGGTGTTTCTGGAGTTACCTTGCAGGGAACTTACATAAAAGAGATACAAGCAGAAGATCCTGACACAGGTGAGCCTTTGTTTGATGGAAAAGGCAACCCTATAATGGAATTGATAAGAGTAGAGCCTACACAACCACTCGGTAAGAAGTATGTGACATTCCCATGGTATACAGTCACATTTGATATTCCAGATCAATTTAATAGTGCTAATGATTTCATTAATTATTTCATTGATCAAGGAAAGTTTTTATATGCCACGGGAACCACAAGCAATAACAGAAACTTGATGGAGAACGGCAATAATCCTAACGGAAATAATGCAAATGTTATTCCTCTTAGGGCATTTGCGGTTGATTACAACGGAAGAGAATCAAACCCATATCTTGAGTTTGCAATTCGGGATTATGCTCCTGGTACACTCAGAGATTTTATAGCACCCAATTCCACCAACTCAAGAAAAGTAGATTTTCTATTCCTTGCCTTTGATAACACCAATTTCGCAACAAATTTTAGACCAGGCGTTACCCATGATTTTGGAACAACAGGCAGTCATGGTGTACAAACGATTTGGACTGCTGCTCCGCTTAATTCACCAGCAGAGGCGCTTCCAAATTTCCCAACAAATTTCGGCACACTAGATTCTGTGGGAAAAAGTATATTTTCTACACAATCAAACAAT